TAAATCAGGTATTGACTTTGGTAAGCAACTAGCAGAAGAATATGATTTACCAACTGAACCTAAACCAGTACAAATAGGTGTTCGATTTGAAGCACCACAAAAACATTTCCAAAAATTAATTGATGTATCTTACGATTTCAAACTATATAGAAAATTTGAAGATAAAGGAGTATCATTACGTTCTTTTTGTACAAATAACAATGCAGCATATGTAGCAGTAGAAGAAACATATGGTGACCATTCATATAATGGACACGCTAAAAAAGATGAAGCATTTCGAAATGATATGACCAATTTTGGCATATTAATGGAAGTGCAAGGTATTGGTAAACCATTTGAATGGTCAAGAGAATTAGTATCTAAAGTAAATGCTCATGGGACCGGATTATATTACAGTCCTTCTCGCAAACCATCCACAACATCTGAAGGTGTAGATGTGAGTACACACCAAATAGATTGGATGGGATTACAAACAGTATCTGAACATTTTCAAGGATATTTTGAATACATTTCAGATTTTATTAATGACATGAAAAAAGTATTCCCAACATTAGAAGATGATTGGGGCATTTATATACCAGAAGTAAAATATCTATCACCTGAGCCACTTGTCGATTATGCCAATTTAGCACTCACTAAGTATCCTAACGTACACTTCGTAGGCGATGCCTTATCAGCTAGAGGTATAACGGTAAGTGGTGCACAAGGGACATATGTTGCCGAACACATATTAAAAAATCAATAAAAACAGATAAAATTAAAAGTTATGGGTAAAAAGTTATACGAAGAAAAAGTAATTAAATACAAAGATGCTAGACATTACTTAATTAAAATGCAAGGTGAGGAACATTTCAAACACCATAGGTATGACGGCCCTGCTATTGTACCTTTGAAAAAAAGTTCTGAATTTAGAAAGTCTTACTATTTAGGAGGAATTCCATATGGTGCTGAAGAATATGCAGAATTAATGAGTGAAAGAGAAGGATTACCTTGGTACAAACAATCTGCACCTAAAGGAGAAACATACAGAAACTAAAAACCAAACTAACATGAAAATAGGACTATGTGGTACTATGAGTGTAGGTAAAACTACACTAGTAAATGCCTTAAAATCACTACCAGAATTTGAAGGTTATAAATTTAGAACAGAACGTTCTAAATATCTTATGGAGATGGGTATTCCATTAAACACAGACTCAACAGTAAAAGGCCAAACCGTATTTTTAGCTGAAAGAGCTAGCGAATTAATGCAAGATAATATTATAACAGATAGAACTATTATTGATGTAATGGCATTTGCTAAGGCTTCAAGTTCAATGTATTATTCAGAAGCTGAGGATTTTTGTACCCATGCGGCTAATATGTTAAAAGAATATGATCATATCTTTTACATCTCCCCTAAGGGAGTTGATATTGAAGATAATGGGGTAAGAGAAACCAACGAAGACTATAGGAAATTAATTGATGAAACTATTCAATTACTATTAATTAAATATAGGCATAAGTTAAAAAATATTACATTTATTAGTGGTTCAGTTGAGGAACGTGTAGAATCTATTAAACAGGCAGTTTCTTTATGATATTTATAATAAAATTAGTAAAAAGATGAAAAAAACCTATTTAAAAAAACAAATAAAAGAAACCATAATTGAGATTTTATCTGAGGTATCACAGGATGATGTTGAAAATCAAAAAGCTTATAATGCGGAGTTAGAAAAAACTTCTAAATTATCTAAGGATTTGGGTTTAACTGAGGAAGAAATGGATGATGATGAAATAGATAAAATAGCATCTAAAGCAGCTAAAAAGGGGGGTTCATTCTCTAAAATCTCTTCTAAACTTCAACAAACAACCAAAGAAATGAAATCTGTAGTTAAAAAGTGGAAGGATGCTGAGGGGTCTGAAAAGGATAAACTAACAAAGCGTTTAAAGGAACTTACTAAAATTAAAAAAGAACTTGAAGGGCTTCTTTAAAAATATCCAAAACCTATTTATAATAGTATTAGTTATTATTTTACTAGTACGTTCTTGTGGGGGTGGGGGAGATACTATATCCGAACCAAAAACTATAACTAAAGTTGTAGTTCGTTATGATACGGTTCAAACTATTGTAGAAAAGTATATTCCTAGATGGAGAGATAGAATTATTACCAAAACAGATACATTCTCATCCCCAGTCGACACAATAGCAATTTTAAAAGATTACTATGCTAAGTATGTTTACACTGATACCTTACGGTTAGGTACCGTGGGTTATGCCGTAGTAAACGATACTATAACACGTAATTCTATATTTTCACGTGACGTGGCCACTAACATACTAGTGCCCACTATAACGCAAACTAACACGGTTTTTATTAATGAACGTGAATTTTATTGGGGTGCAAATGTGATAGGTAGGTTAAACCAAATTGACTATTTAGGTGGGGGGTTATTATATAAAACAAAAAATAAAAAAGTATATGGTTTTGGGGCAGGGATTAATCAAAATTTTCAACCTGTTATATCTGCTAGTTTATACTGGAAAATTGGAAAATAATGGCTGAAGATTTAAAAAAAATAATAAGACAAGAATATTTAAAATGCGCTCAAGACCCTGCCCATTTTATGAAAAAATATTGTTATATACAACATCCTCAAAGGGGTAGGATTCAATTTAATTTATACCCATTTCAAGAAAAAACACTTCACGTGTTTAGGGATAATGATTATTCAATTATATTAAAGTCTCGACAGTTAGGTATTTCAACTCTATCTGCAGGTTATTCTTTATGGTTGATGTTATTCCATAAAGACAAAAATGTACTGTGTATAGCAACAAAACAAGAAACTGCTCGTAATATGGTTACCAAGGTTAAGTTCATGTACGATAACTTACCTTCATGGCTTAAAATCCCAGCTGAAGAAAATAATAAACTTTCACTTAGATTAAATAATGGTTCTATAATTAAGGCAACATCTGCAAGTAGTGATGCTGGTAGATCAGAAGCCGTATCATTACTACTAATTGATGAAGCAGCCTTTATTGATCAAATTGGTGAGATTTGGGCATCCGCCCAGCAAACATTAGCAACTGGTGGTGGGGCAATTGTATTATCTACCCCTTATGGGACTGGTAATTGGTTTCATAAAACTTGGGTTAACGCTGAGGCTCAAAACAATCAATTTATACCTATTAAACTTCCTTGGTTTGTCCATCCTGAAAGGGATCAAGCTTGGAGAGATTCACAAGATGCATTGTTAGGTGACCCTAGGTTAGCATCCCAAGAATGTGACTGTGATTTTAGCACATCAGGTGATACCGTTTTTCACTCTGAATGGATTTCATTTATTGAAGAAACAACAATACAAGATCCTTTAGAAAGAAGAGGGGTAGATCAAAACCTTTGGATTTGGGAACCTGCAGATTATTCTAGAGATTATACAATAGTAGCAGATGTTGCTAGAGGAGATGGTAAAGATTTTTCGGCATGTCATGTAATAGATGTTACTACTAACGTCCAAGTAGCTGAATATAAGGGACAAATATCACCTAAGGAATATGGTTATTTTCTTACAGGGTTAGCTACAGAATATAACAATGCCATGTTAGTAGTAGAAAATGCTAATATTGGGTGGGCAACCTTAGATGCAATAGAAGAAAGGGGATATAGAAACTTATATAGATCTCCAAAAACAGATAAAATGACAGCCGAATCTTATTTAAGAGCTTATGAAAGTAGTTCCGAAATGGTACCCGGATTTACAATGTCTATGAGAACAAGACCTCTATGTATTAATAAGTTTAGAGAATTTATTGGTGATAAATCTGTTACAATTCGTTCAAAACGTTTATTAGAAGAAATGAAAGTATTCATTTGGAGAAATGGAAGACCAGAAGCTCAGAGTGGCTACAATGATGACTTGGTTATGTCATTTGGGATTGGTATGTTTCTAAGAGATACGTCGTTGAAATTTCAACAACAAGGCCTAGATATGGCACGTGCTACCTTAGGTAGTATAAAATCAAATAAACCTAGTTATAGTGGCGGGTATTCCAGTAATAGTACTAGTAACCCATACAGTGTTGAAGTAAATGGACATCAACATGACATTAAATGGTTATTATAATATTTATAAATAAATAAAAATGGCAGAAAAAGGCTTATTTCCTAGATTAAAAAGATTGTTTTCAACAGATGTTATTATCCGAAACACTGGGGGGAATCAACTTAATGTTTTTGATGTAAATAAAATTCAACAATCTGGGGAAATTGAAACAAATTCCTTAGTTGATAGATTTAATAGAATTTATTCAAACTCATCAACCTCCCTATTAGGGGCACAGCAAAGTATAAATTACCAATACTTAAGACCTCAACTATACTCAGAGTATGACGCTATGGATACTGACGCCATAATAGCTTCTGCTTTAGATATTATAGCAGATGAATCAACCCTTAAGAATGACATGGGAGAGGTGTTACAAATTAAATCCCCAGATGAAGACATACAAAAGATACTTTATAATTTATTTTATGATGTTTTAAACATTGAATTTAACCTTTGGCCTTGGGTTAGAAATTTATGTAAATATGGTGACTTTTTCTTAAAATTAGAAATTGCGGAAAAGTTTGGAGTATACAATGTTATTCCATATACCGCATTCCATATTGAAAGACTGGAAGGTATGGATAGAGAAAATCCAAATGAAATAAAATTTAGATTTGATCCTAACGGTATATCTGCTTCAGATTCAGGATACTACAGTGTTCCTAATCAAGAAAACAATCCAAATTCTATTGTATTCGATAACTATGAAATGGCTCACTTTCGTTTATTAACAGATATGAATTTCTTACCATATGGTAGAAGTTATATTGAACCAGCTCGTAAACTGTTTAAACAGTATGTGTTAATGGAAGATGCTATGCTAATTCATAGAATTGTCCGTGCACCTGAAAAACGTATATTTTACATGAATGTGGGATCAATACCTCCAAACGAGGTAGATGCCTTTATGGAAAAAACTTTAAGTAAATTAAAACGTACTCCCCATGTTGATGAGAAAACAGGTGAATACAACTTAAGGTACAACATGCAGAATCTATTAGAAGATTATTACATCCCAGTACGTGGGAATGATTCATCTACAAAAATAGAAAGTGCTAATGGTTTACAGTGGGATGGTATTGAAGATGTTAATTATTTAAGAGATAAACTGTTTGCAGCACTTAAAGTGCCTAAAGCGTTTATGGGTTATGACGAAAATACAGACGGTAAAGCTACATTAGCTGCCCAAGATATTAGATTTGCTCGTACTATTGAACGCATTCAAAGAATATTAGTATCAGAATTATATAAAATTGCTTTAGTCCACCTCTACACTCAGGGGTATAGAGACGAACAATTAGCAAATTTTGATTTATCATTAACAACACCTTCAATCATTTATGATCAAGAAAGGGTAGCATTAATGAAAGAAAAAATGGATCTAGCAGCTCAAATGACAGATACCAACTTATTCCCTACAGATTTTATATATGACCATTTATTTCACTTAAGTGAAGACCAATACGATGACTTCAGGGATTTAATTAGAGAAGATGCTAAACGTAAATTTAGAATAGACCAAATAGAAGCAGAAGGTAATGATCCAGTAGAAACAGGAAAATCATATGGTACACCTCATGACCTAGCTTCACTATATGGTAAGGGAGAATGTATACAGAACCAGATAATGTTCCAAAACCCGAAACCTATGATGAGAAAAATCCATTAGGGCGTCCAAAAGAAAAAGTATCTAAACGCAACACCCAAGATGATAATTTTGGAAAAGATCGCTTAGGTGCTAAGGGGATGAAAAATGATTATAATGATACTAAAAAGAGCCCTTTAACTTTAGAAAACAATTCAAGGGTTTTATCACACAAAAACATGTTAAGTAAAATCCCAACAGGTGAAAAGAAATTAGTATTTGAAGAAAACACTAATGAAGAGTCATTACTTAATGAGTCAAATATCAAGGAACAATAATTTTAGTATATTTATAAAAAAATAAGTATTGATGTATATAAAACACTCAAAGTTTAAAAACACGGGCATTCTGTTTGAAGTAATAGTAAGAAAAATAACTTCTGATACACTATCTGGTAAGGATTCGGCAGCTATTAAAATATTGAAAAAATATTTTGTTAATACGGAGCTAGGTAAGGAATATAAACTATATGAAAGTATATTTAAATCAAAAGATATTAATGAAAGTAGAGCAAATGTTATACTTTCTACAATATTAGAAACTTCAAAAAAACTTAATAGAACTAGAATTAGAAAGGAAAAGTATAACCTAATTAGTGAATTAAAGGAACATTACAACGTTGTTGATCTATTTAAAACAAAGTTAACGGATTATAAGGCACAAGCTGCATTGTATACTTTAGTTGAAACTTACAATTCTCCTAAATTAATTGACCCTAACCAAATTATAGATAATAAGGTTACTCTACTTGAATTTTTAACTAAATCCCCAATTCAAAGAAATGGGATTAAAGATAATGTACTTGAAGAATTTAAATCTTATGATAAAGACCTTCGTACCTTAACTTACCACGTTTTACTAGAAAAATTTAATGATAAATATTCTTCATTTTCAAAAAGACAGAAAAACATATTAAAAGAATTTATCGAATCAGTTGACAATACAATGCAACTTAAAGATTTCTACAATAAAGAAGTATCATTTATAGTTGAAAGTATTAAAATTGAAACTAAAAAAACTAAAAGTAAAGTAATTAAGATTAAACTAAATGAGGTATTAAATTTAATTAAAGAATTAGATAAAACCACCACTATTAACAATGACCATTTAGTAGATTTATTACAATATCATGAACTCCTTCAAGAACTAAAAAAATCCAATGGGTAGTATAAAAGAAATTAAAGTAGGTGATGTTAAACGTTCATCTGGAGTTAGTTCTACTGTAACAGACATAGACCCTACTACAGGTGCTATATCTTGGGATATAGACTATGTTCCTAATTTGGATAAACTATTAGACAATTCAGATGAGTTAACAGATACTGCTAAAGGGGTCTATACCAAGTCTAAAGGTGATAAAAAGTTTTTAGATATTTATGAATCATCTCGAAGACTAAGAAATATAATTCGAACCCACATTAGAAATAATTATCCAGAAGAGTATAAAAAATCTAGAAGGGTAAACGAAGAAATTGATTTATCAAAGCATATGCAGCTGGGTGATGATTGGGGTGAGATAATATTTTATTTAGAAAAATATGGAACTGATGAAGAAATTGATGCTTATATAACAGCTTTTAAAGAACAAACAGGACCACATTTTGATGATTCTGATTGGGACCATGTTGGGGAATTTCAAAAATGGGTAAAAACAGCAATGAGGGCAGATGAAATGTCTACATCCGGAGGTGCTGGTTCCTACTTAACACCTTATGCCTTTAGATTAAAGGGTCAAAAACCTAATGATAAAGCTTATAAAGAGTTAGGATATAAAGAAGTAGAAGAGGGAATAGGTGCTACACTAGGACCAGGACCTTCAGCTAGTGAAGATGGGGTAAAAAATAATGTATACGTAAAGCAGTTTAAATATAAATTAGTTCCTAAAAAGATTAAAGGTTCGGGCATTGAAGTTAAACAATTATTTGAAGCTGAAAGTCCTCAAGAATTTCAAAATAAAAGAATAGCAGCATTTGATACAATTGAACAAGAGTTAAATGATATTTATAAAATGTTAAGCAATGCTAAAAATCAGACATCTGATTATTACAACGATAATACTACCTCTTACCAGGTATTAACACCAACCGATTTAATTTTAGATTACATAAAAGATATTAAAGATTTACTAAAAGGAGAATAAATGAAAACATCAAAAAAATATTACAGACCGATTAGCGAAGTAAAAGCAATTGAGAAAAAAACATCAAAAGAAGTAACTGATTTACAATCTCCTACCAAAGGGTATGACTATAAAGATGATAAAATGCTTAATAATGTATCCGGTGAACAATTTCGCCAAGGATATTATACAGAGCTTACAGATGAATCTAATGCTGATAAAACCAAAGAAGAATTAATTGATTTGGTTATTAAAAACATAGCCAAAAACCCACAATATTATGTTGAAGAAGCTCAATTTGGAATTAAAGGTATTGGGTATAGCAAAGACTTACCAGGCTTAGGTAGAGGAAAAATGGTTAAAAATTCAGGTACTGGTGGTGGTTATGGAGAAGCTACTAAAAAAGATTTTCCTGAAGGAGAAATAGGTACAGGTTATTTAACACTAAAAGAAAACAAATCAAACACATCATTAATGAGCATATACGAAAGCACTCCTTTAGGGGAACAAGAACCAAAGAAAAAAGTAAAAAAGAAAGTAGCTAAAAAACCAACAACTGATTCTAAATTAGCTGAAATTGATAAGAATGGTAAGATTGCTACATTAGAGATGCAAATTGAAGCTTTAGATGATATAATTGAGTCTAAAAATCAAAGAATTTCTATGGTAAGTGAGGATGAAAGTTTATCTGAACTAATTGATAGAAAGAAAATGAAAGAAATGCAACGTGAGATAAAGATTTTAGAAAAAAGAAAATCTGGAATGGAAAGAATGTATGAAAAGATGTGTGGTAAATCATATAAAAAATCAATAACTGAATTAGACCCTGAAGCTTGGAAAAGGCAAAATGGTCAAAGTGCAGATTTTTCTCCTAAAAACGAAGACCTAAACTAGAATATCAATACCACTCCTAGACTATACCTAGGATTGAACAAATTTAAAGGATAAGATGAATAACCAATTACTAATAGAAACCCACATATTTAAACCTAAGGGAACCAGATTAACTGAAAGCAAATCAGATCGTGGTCTTCCATTAGTAGAAGGTATTTTAGCAACCGCCGAAGTAAAAAATGGTAATGGTAGATACTACTCTAGAGAATTGTGGGAAAGAGAAATTGATAAGTATAGAGAATTAGTTGATGATAATAGAGCTATGGGGGAATTAGACCACCCAGAATCATCTGTTATTAACTTACAAAATGTATCCCATAACATTTCAGATATGTGGTGGGATGGAGATAAAGTAATGGGTAAAATAGAAATATTACCAACCCCTAATGGTAATATACTTAAAGCATTAGTCGAAAGTGGAATTACTGTAGGTGTTTCATCACGTGGTATGGGTTCACTCAAAGATGTGGGTGGTTTAATGGAAGTACAAGATGATTTTGAATTGCTATGTTGGGATTTTGTTTCAACACCATCTAATCCCGACTCGTTTATGCACTTAGTTAAGGAAAGTAAAGAGTTTAAAACTCAAGGTGACTATAAAAAAGTAAATACTATCCTAGGTGAAATATTATGTAGTCATGGGTTTTGTCCTATAATATAAAAATATAAAAATATAAAAAAATGAATAATTTTAATTTAAAAAAATACTTAACCGAAGGTAATTTAAAAACAGAAAGTAATAACACCCCTTATAGATTAGAAACAGATGACATATATAAAACACCTTCAGGTAAACTAATAATAATTACTATAGGTAAAGATATATCAAATCAAATTCAATATATTATTTTAGACCCTGAATCGGTGGAGGTTGATATTGAAGAACAACCTTACGAGAAAATTAAAAAAATTAACACTTGGACTATTATTAGCGAAAAGTAAATAACATTATATTAAAAATATTTCTTCGGACGCTACCGACGGATTTAAAACATTGAGCGCTCATTTGAGCGCTTTTTGTGTATTTCAATATTCCCCACATACGTATAACTGTAATATGCCATTTCTTATATGGTATCAAAAAAAAAACAAATTAATCCCTATTACGTTTCTTGAATAAACGTAGTTTCCCAACAAAAATTTAGGAAAAATGAACAGAACTTTTTTAAAAGAAGCAATCGCTGATGCTAAAACAGTCAAAGAATCTGCAATAGCAAACGCTAAAGTTGCCCTCGAAGAAGCATTCACTCCACAAGTTCAAGCCATGTTCGCTAGTAAAATAGAAGAAATGGAAAAAGAAGAAATGGAAGAAAGCAAAGACGAGGTAACTGAAGCAAGCGAAGATGCTAAAGTTGAAGAGAAAATGTCAAACCCAGTAATGCGTAGAGGTGATCGCGGCGATAATAAAGCTGAAAGAGAAACTGAATATATGCGTGAAGAAGAAGACATAGACTTGGATGAAATTTTAGCAGAATTAGAAAGAGATGAACTTGATGAAAACGCTCGTACAGATGCTGAAGAAGAAGGCTACAAGGACGGTATGAAGGACGAAAAAGAGGACTTGAAAGAGGACGAACGTACGGATGCTGAAGAAGAAGGCTACGAAGACGGTATGAAAGACGAAAAAGAGGACGAAGATGACAAAGATGAAGAAATTGATCTAGAAGATATGTCAGAAGAAGACCTTAAAGATTTCATCGAAGACGTAATCGCAGACATGGTCAAATCAGGTGAATTAGAAGCTGGTGAGGAAATGGATGTTGATAACGAAGAGGAAGTAGATATTGACGTTGAAGATGACGTTGAAATCACTGAAGAAAAAGAAGAAGTTGAAGAAACTTATGAAATGGATGAAACCAAAGAAATGGATGAAACCAAAGAAATGGATGAAGCCAAAGAAATGGATGAGGACGTTTATGAAACTAAAGAAGAATTAAAAGAAGCTTATGCTACTGTTAAAACTTTAAGAAGTGAATTAAATGAAATTAATTTATTAAATTCTAAATTACTTTATACTAATAAAATCTTCCGTTCTAAAAATTTGACTGAGAGTCAAAAATCAAAAGTACTTAGTGCATTTGACAAAGCTCAAACAGTTAAAGAAGCTAAACTAGTATTTGAAACAATTTCTGAGAATTTAGCAACTGCTAAAAAATCAGTAGTTA